CAGGCAAGGATCGAGATTTACAGGACGCAGCAGGCGAATCTCAGGGCGGAGGGCAAGGCGACGATATAAGCGATTCCCATTTGATCAGGGAGCGCATGCTGGCTGACTTTGCTCGGTTCATTGGCAGTCAAGCCTGGGAGGACGATAAGGGGTGGACACAGGCCGTTTATCACAATGCTTGGGGCGATGGCTTTTATGCTGGCCTTCATTACGCCAAATCACTTTTCTATGAAATCCATGACGAAAGACGAAAAAAAACATCTTGGTAAAGTGGCCGCTATCGGTTGTGTGCTCTGCTATCTGAAGGGCACGCCCGGTACGCCGGCAGAGATCCACCACCCCAGAAAGGGTACCGGCATGGGCCAGCGGGCAAGTCACTACGACGCAATCCCTCTTTGCCCTGAGCATCACCGCGGGAACACAGGCATCCACGGCATGGGCGTGAAGGCTTTCACTAAGCACTATGGGGTGGATGAGGCTGAGTTACTGCACATCACCCGCCGTTTGGTTGCACATCATGACCATTTGTCGGATGGATGGCGTACTCACACACAAGTGGACTAAAAGTGTGTAGGATTGAGCCTGTAGTAACCAAACAGTGAAACCAACAGGAGAAACGAAATGCTTTTAATTGAATCAGTCAAAAACATCACCATCGCAAAAACACGCAACTCACGTTTTTACGGCGAGCCAACACTCTTTGCGATGATTGTGGATGAGTCCACCGGCTACGCACACGAAATGGAATTTGCCAACATCGAAGAGGCAAACGACTTTGTAGCTCGCATCAACAAGCTAACCAAAAAATAAATCAACCGGGGCTTCGGCCCCATCACATGGAGAACATCATGCAACACGACGTTACCGCAGAAAATTACGACAGGATCAGCCTCAGCGATTACGAAGGCGGTCTGTGGATGTCTATCTGGAAGGTAGGCGCACACTGCAGCATTCACTTGAATCAAGAGCAGATCAAGGAGTTTCACAAGGCCATCAGCGAATACATCAAGGAGACGGCAGATGAACTATGACTGGTGGCTCGACAGGCAACTCTGGGAATATGACCAAGAGCGGCTTGACTCAGAGGAGCAGGAAGACTTAGACTCAGACGAGTTTCCATGTGATGTCTCCTGTTGACTTACCTCAAGTCTTTTCCCCGGCGCAATGCCGGGGTTTCTTTTTGTAGCAAAGCATAGTAAAATCAATCAGTTACATGAGCGGCAGTAAGTCAATCTTGCAGGCCGCGCCACAAAACCCTACTATCAACGGATCATATGTCACTGGAATAACGTGATGAGCAAGTCCGAAAACCCCGCCAAAACAAATGCTGCGCCGCGCAAAACAGGCCGCCCAAGCAAATACACGCCTGAGCTAGCAGCAGAGATAGCAAGAAGACTAAGTGATGGAGAACCATTAAGACAGATATGCCGTGATGAGCATATGCCTCATTGGACGAGCATGTATGAGTGGATGGCGCAAGACCCCGATCTTTCGCTCCACATCGCACGCGCACGGGAAGTTGGGCAGGACGCCATAGCCGAGGAAATCTACCGCGAAATGATGCTGGAGCCGGAGCGCGAAGAGCGTGGCCGGATTGATCCGGGTTATGTGCAACTGATCAAGGCTAGGGCAGAGATCAAGCTTAAGCTGCTGGCCAAATGGAACCCCAAGCGTTACGGTGACCGGGTAACCATGGCTGGCGACGCTGAGAACCCGCTCGAGGTTAAGGCTGACATATCTATCTTCGACGCTATGCTGAAGAACCTCGAGGCCAAGAGGCAGCTTGGGGACAAGTGACCTCGAGACCCTACTGCGTGATCCGCAGATAAGGGCTGAGTACACCAAACTTCCTGCTGACCAGGCCGCGGCTTGGGGCTGGAGGATGATGTGGCTCACGCAGGCGCTTGATCACCAGATCCTACCGACTGGTGATTGGTGGTCGATTCACTTAGTCCTGGCAGGCAGGGGTGCTGGCAAGACCAGAATGGCAGCCGAGCAGATCGCCTGGTGGGCATGGTCCCACAAAGCCACCAGATGGCTCGTAGCGGCGCCAACGTCATCAGATGTGAGGAGTACATGCTTTGAGGGTGATTCGGGCCTCCTGCAGGTCATTCCGCCCGTCTTGGTGGCTGATTACAACAAGGCCCTGCATGAACTCAGACTCACTAACGGCAGCTTGATCAAGGGAATCCCCGCCTCGGAACCGGAGCGCTTCCGCGGCCCGCAGTTCCATGGTGGCTGGCTTGATGAGTTAGCAGCGTGGGAATACATCCAAGAAGCTTGGGATCAGATTCAGTTTGGCATGCGCTTAAAGCTTCCCAACATGAAGACCAGGCTGATCTGCACGACCACGCCCAAGCCTCGAGACCTAATCATTGATCTGATCGGCAGAGAGGGTGATGACGTAGTGCTCACAACGGCAAGCACTTACTCCAACCTTGCCAATCTGTCTGAGAACTTCAAGCGCCAGATCCTGCAGTACGAGGGTACCAAGCTTGGCCGGCAGGAGATATACGCTGAGATCATCGATCCCGAAGAGGGTGGCATCGTCCAGCGGGAATGGTTCAAGCTCTGGCCTGCAGACAAGCCGCTGCCTAAGCTCGAGTACGTCGTTCAGTCTTACGACTGTGCCTTCACTGAGAAGACGATCAACGATCCGACCGCCTCAATCACCTTCGGTGTCTTCAAGCCACAAGACGGCGGTATGTGCGTCTTGATTATCGACGCCTGGCAAGACAGGCTGCAGTACCCTGACCTTAAGCCTAAAGTATTAGACGAGTACGAGATTGTGTTTGGCGAAGGCAAGACGGCCAAGCGTGTTGACCTCGTGCTCGTGGAAGACAAAGCCGCGGGCATCGTGCTGATTCAGGATCTGCAGCGTGCGCATATCCCGGTGAGGTCCTACAACCCCGGCAAGGCTGACAAGGTCCAGCGCCTATCCATTGTGGCCAACGTCGTTAAAGCAGGAAGGGTATATATCCCTGAATCGAGCAATCGCGCTGGCTACGTCAGGGATTGGGCAGAAGGCATGGTTACGCAGATCTGCTCATTCCCGAATACGACGCACGACGATTTTGTGGATGCGTTCAGCCAAGCACTCAGATACCTGCGTGATGCTGGCTGGCTGAGTATCGACCCGCCACCACCAGACGACTATGACGAGGAAGATCTGATTGATGCTGGCGTTGTCAAAGGCAATCCGTATGCCTCTTGACATGTTGATCAGTGTTGGCCACAATCATGGTGTCTGTGTGGCGCAGATGATAGCCGTTAAGCATGTTCCCTGCCTTTACGTTATCAAGCGTGAAGGAACGCCACCAGGGGGCATCCTTAACGGCTTTTTTGTTCCACCGGTCCGCACCCCGAGCGTTATCAAGAGCCTGCATGGGCTGCGCGGGAGGAAACACCGGCTGACACCATCCCCTGTTGCAAGCCGTCTGGACTCTCAGCGAGGTACCAGGCAACACGCCTTTGACAAGGGAGGTAACAGCAAAGGCATGGAAGGAATCGCTGGCTCAAAGCTGCGCTGGCAGGGCATTAAGAAGTACGCCCTGTGGGCGAGGGAGGGTGGGTTCCTCCCCTGGGTAGACTATGCTTAAAATAAACCACGCGGTATCATCCCGCCGAAACGGGAGCCAGTGATGCCAAACCCCAAGAAACTGCTCGATGCCCTTTATGGTGCCAAGCCGCCTGTAAGCCGCCTGAGCATGAGCCACAAGGATGTGGTCAAGCGCGTGCCCAATCTCACAGAAGCGATGAAAGCAGTACAGCGCGGGGAAATGTCAGTCGAGGAGTATTACAAGCTTGTAGACGCACTCAAGCCTGTTACGCCCTATGGCTTCGTTCCTAAGCCTGTTACCGCGGAAGAGGCGCTGGCCGCACTTGGTAGAGACAAGGCAGAGACCTTTGGCCGCACTGACTTGCTCACGCCAGGCGAGACCATCCTCAGCCGGCTAGACATCCCTGCCTATTCAGGTAAGGGCGCATGGGTAACGTCGCAGCACAGACACAAGCCGCCCGAAGGTGGACCTCGGACCATCTACACGCCAACGATGGTGCTCGAGGGTGAAACCAAGATGCTGCCCGGTACTGGCGCAGCCAAGAAGTATGCAGCAGGCCAAAGTGACAAATCGTCATGGGCAACCATGCGCGGAGCCTACAAGCCCATGTCTGACGAGGACGCTGTGGCCATGGCTCAAGACGCCCTGATGCGTAAAGACTTCGCGCAGATCGGCTACGACCCTGAGCGCCGCGGACACTTCTATGACCGCAAGACCATGCGGCCCATCATCGGCACTGAGGAAGGCCTGATCCAGATCGGCCCGCTCGTGCTGGGCAAGAAGCCAGTCTATGGCGATCCTGGCGACTTCGAGTACAAGGACGGTGGCGCAGTCCGCATGCAAGGCGGTGGCGACCCTGCAGAGCAAATGTTCAACTTCAATCCCATGGCAGCGCAAGCCGCGCGTCAAGAGCGCATGCGCAGGGAGGCTGAAGAGGCCAAGCGCTACAAGAGCGTGATGGGTACGACGCCGCAAGACTTGCTCAGACGCGTTGAGCCACCGCCAGCAGAGATGTCAGCGCTGCCGCTATCGCAGACGCCAACCACGCTCGATCGCCTGGCTCGCTCAGGCCTCGAGGCTCTTGGCGTACCCAAGCCCAGAGCGCAGAGCATCACGAGCAACGTAAAGGGTGCCGTCGAGATGCTGGTGCCCGACCCCGAGCGCATCTACCGTGAGATGTCTGAGGCAACAGAAGAGCGCGATCCAGCAAAGTTTGCTTTAGCTAACCTTGAGGCTGGCTTGGGCTACATGCCCTTTGCCAAGCCTGCTATCGGTGCCGCAAAGGCGATCGGCTCAACCGCACTGGATGTCGGCAAGGTGGCTGGCAGAGAAGCGCTGCGCCCCATCGACCAGGCTATGTTTGGCGAGGGTCCGCTTGCTGGCGTGCTTAATTATGCAGCGCCGCTACAGGCCGTTCCTAAAGCGCAAGCTCCCGTCTCGCCATTGGGTTTCTACAATCCCGTTGAGCAGGCAGCGCTCAATGTACAGCGCAAGCAGGGGCCAGGCCAGGCCTTCCTGAACGAGCTACAGCGCGGCGAAAACGTCAGTAAGGACTTCCTACAGTCCTCTGGCCTTGCCGAGCGCCTAGCGGCCATGCCTAACGTCACCAGGGAAGAAGTGCAGGCGATGACCAAAGGCACAGTGCCCGAGGTCCAGCAAGTCATGCTGGGCGAGACCGTTGTTCCCCCGCACGCCAAGGAGTGGCTCAAGGTCCACATGCCCGAGTTCGATCCCTCTGACGTATCGCAGATCGATGAGGCCATCGCTCTTGCTAACCAGCGTTACGACAAGCTTGTCAATGAAGGTGACCTGGGCCTTGCCGAGTTTGCAGCCGATGCCATCGACGATCTGATGGAGATGAAGAAGCAGTACAAACCCGGCACCAAGGCGGCTGAAGCGCTTTCCAAGTACGGCCAGTACACCATCCCTGGCGGCGAGAATTACCGCGAGATGTTGCTGACGTTGCCAACGAGCCAGCCGACAGATAGAGATGGTTTGGCGCAATTGCTATATGGCAGGTCGTTTGACGATTTAGACGTTAATCAAGCCGCTAGGGTAATGAACGAGCTTTCATCCCCCACAGATGGCAAGACTTATCGGTCAACTCACTGGTCCCAACCCAACGTCCTGTCTCATGTGCGCATGAATGATCGCACTGACGCCGAGGGCAAGAAGGTGCTATTCATCGAGGAGCTACAGTCTGATTGGGCGCAAGAAGGTAGGAAGAAGGGGTTTGTTCCGAAAGACATTGATGAGCAATTAAAAAAGGGAGAAGAGCGCTTTCGAGAGCGAACCAAGGAAATTGAAAAGATTTCGGCTCGTATGCAAGAAGTGCCAGGTGGTTCGCCGGAATGGGAAGAGTTGTCAAAACAACGACAAGCTCTTTACGATAAGCAAGGTGAAGAAAGCGATTGGGGCAATAGATTGCTTGATACCCGCCGAGAGGGGATTCCATCGGCCCCATTCGTACAAAACACCAAGGACTGGGTTGACCTATCGCTCAAGAACATCCTCAAGCGTGCCGTCGATGAAGGCTATGACCGCGTTGCATTCATCAATGGCAAGCAGTCCGCGGATCGCTTCAGGCTTTCCAATCACGTCAGTTCGATTGAGTGGAACCCGCCGGGTGACAGGCTGCAGCAAAAGGGTGCCGATGGGTTTGTCACGATTTATCTGCAAAACAATAACCCAGTGGAGCTACCCCTAACGCGTGAAGGCAAGGTCCTGGAAGGGATTGGCACGCAGTTTGATGGCAAGGATCTTGATGAAATCGTAGGCAAAGAAGTGGCCCAGAAGATCATGGCCTCCCCCTCTGGCTCACTTGCTGGCGAGGGGTTGAGCATTGGCGGCACGGGCATGAAGAAGTTCTACGATGAGATCGTACCTGAGCGTGTACGCAAGCTTGTCGGCAAGAACAGCCTGCGCGACATCCAGTTCGAGGACAAGACTGCGAAGCTCCGCGAAGAGCTTGCCAGCGCAACCCCTGGAAGCTCCCGTTACCTTTACCTAACCGACAAGATTGGCCAGCTTGAGCGCGATGCAGAGCGTTACGGCGCTCTTGGTAACCAGCTTGGCTTTGACATCACGCCTGAGATCCGCGAGAAGTTTAGCAAGCCTATCCCTTACAAGAAGGGCGGTGCAGTCAGCATCTCTGACAATCCTGATGTGATGGCGCTTGAAGTGACCATGG